GCTCTTGTTCATCCAGACGAAGATCGACACATTACTTATCGCGAAGCTCTGGCCATTATGGGTATGCCAAATGACTTTGAGCTTTTAGATCCTAAGCGCAATCTTAATCATGTATGTCAAAACGTTCCAGTTCGCACTGCAATGGATATGGCCTATGAAGTAAAAGAAGCGTTGTCCGGTAATCGTGAATATCTTGATGCAAAGAACGTATTTCAACATAACCATTCAAAGAAAGTTCAAATCTGGGATGCAATTGAATCATCAAACTTAGAAGCTTTTTTAAATTAACGGTGTACTTTATAATACATTTAGTGTATAATATTATTTTTAGTGAGGATATAGTATGGAAATCAACATCCCTGTAGAAAAACTACGAGAACAAAAATTGTTCTTGGCAGTACCAATGTATGGTGGTATGTGTGCCGGTATGTTTGCACGTTCTCTTGCAGACTTAACTGGTATGTGTAAACATTATGGTATTCCCCTTCAGTTTTATTTTTTGTTCAATGAGTCATTGATTACACGAGCACGTAACTATTGTGCTGATGAGTTTATGCGATCTGACGCAACTCATCTTATGTTTATTGACTCTGACATTGGTTTTGACGCTAATGACGTAATTGCTCTGCTTGGTTTGTCAGCTACTAATGAAGATTATCATGTTCTTTGTGGTCCTTATCCAAAGAAAACAATTGCATGGGAAAAAATCAAAGCTGCAGTGGATAAAGGTGTAGCTGATGAAGATCCTAATGTATTGGAAAACTTTGTTGGTGATTATGTATTCAACCCTCGCCAAGGTGGTAATATTAAAATCAGCGAGCCCTGTGAAGTATTAGAGGGTGGTACTGGTTTTATGATGATCCAGCGTAAAGTATTTGAAAAGTACGACGAAGTATATCCTCAATTTAAATATAAGCCTGATCATGTTCGCACCGCAAACTTTGATGGTAACCGAGAAATCATGGCTTACTTTGACGCCTTGATTGATGACAAATCTCAAAATCTTAATAATGAAATCAATGCATTTTTTGATGTTAACCCTAACGCATCTAAAGAAGATGTTATTGAATTCTTAGCTGATAAGACAACCGGTATTCATACTGAACAATACTCTAATCGCTATTTGTCAGAAGATTATATGTTCTGTTATAACGTAGGTAGAATGGGTATGAAAGTTTGGATGTGTCCTTGGATGCAACTCAAGCATGTCGGTTCATATATTTTTGGTGGTTCGTTAAGTGCATTGGCTACGGTCGGTGTAGCTGCAACAGCTGATCCAGAAAAACTTGGTAAAAAGAAATAGGAAATTATATTATGAAACTTAGTGCACGCACTGTACAAATCTTGAAAAGTTTTTCAAGCATCAATCCTTCAATCCAGTTTAAAGAAGGTAATGTATTGAAAACTATCTCACCTAACAAAACAATCATGGCTCGAGCAACGCTTGAAGATAACCTCCCTTCAACGTTTTCCATCTATGATCTATCACGTTTTCTTGGTGTAATGACTTTGTTTGATGATCCTGACTTTGCAGTTGAAGAAAAGTTAGTAACCATTCGTTCAACTGGTCGTAAAGTAAACTATGCTTTTGCAGATCCTTCGACTCTTATTCTTCCACCAGATCGAGACATCGAGCTCGATGATTGTGAAGTTAACTTCGAACTCAAGCAAGAACAATTTGCTGAAATTGCTAAAGCTCTTGGTGTAATGTCGTTGCCTGACTTAGTAATTGCCGGCGAAGACGGAAAGATTTTACTTCGTGCTACTGACACTAAAAATCCGAGTTCAGATAAATACGACATCGAAGTAGGAACAACCGATCGTCAATTTGAAGCAGTGTTCAAGACTGAGAACGTTAAGATTCTTCCCGACACATATCAAGTGAGTTTATCATCTAAGGGAATCTCTAACTTTAAGTCAAGCGATGTAGAATATTGGATCTCCATCGAAAGCAATTCGAATTTCAGTTAACTGTTTGACGATTAAATGGGAGTCCAGTTACCGCGTTTCTGGGTTGAGCGGGCTGGACTGACTGCGGGCGTAGGGAGAAGGGGCCGACGTAGTTTTCTATATTATTGTGAGGTGATTTATGCGTGATGATTTTTTATGGGTCGAAAAGTATCGTCCCAAAACTATTGATGAGACTATTCTTCCACAAGATCTCAAAAAAGTTTTTCAACAATTTGTAGATCAGGAGAATATTCCAAACTTAATCTTAGCCGGTGGTCCTGGTGTTGGGAAGACCACTGTAGCAAAAGCAATGCTCGAGCAACTCGAGTGTGATTACATTGTCATTAACGGGTCAATGAATGGTAACATTGATACTCTTCGTAATGACATTCAAAACTTTGCATCTTCAGTTTCTCTTCAGGGTGGACGTAAATATGTAATCCTTGATGAGGCTGACTATCTTAATGCAAACTCTACCCAACCTGCACTCCGTAATTTTATGGAAGAATATTCCAAAAATTGTGGTTTCATTCTAACATGTAACTTTAAGAATAGAATCATTGAGCCATTACACTCTCGGTGTAGTGTTATTGAGTTTAAGATCTCACGGGAAGATCGACCTCAAATGGCATCTCAATTATTTGCACGAGTCAAAGATATTCTTGTTAAAGAAAATGTCGAGTACGATCAAAAAGTACTTGCTGAAATTATTACCAAATACTTTCCAGACAATCGACGTATTCTTAACGAGCTTCAACGCTATTCTGCTACAGGTAAAATTGATAGTGGTATTCTTGCTAATGTTCAAGAAAAGACACTCACTGATCTTGTTAAGTTTCTCAAAGAAAAAAACTTTACTCAAGTACGTAAGTGGGTAGCAGAAAATTCTGATTCAGATACTACATCACTCTTTAGAAATATCTACGACAAATCTTCAGAGCACGTATCGTCTGCTAGTATTCCTCAGCTCGTACTTATTCTCGCTGACTATCAATATAAAGCAGCGTTTGTTGCTGACCACGAAATTAACACCACAGCATGTCTCACAGAAATCATGGCTAATTGTGAGTTTGTATGAAAAAGTGGTGGAGGATCTGGGCCAAGTCTCTTGGTGAAAAAGTAGGTGAAACCGATCGACAAGCAAATTCTGTTGCCACAATAAGAACCTTTTGGTGGACATTACATGTATTTACTTGTTTTATGATTATCATACACAATGGTAGAAATTTGGGATGGTGGTAATAGATTGGTGGGAAGATTATAAACCACTTTGGAAATATGTAGAACACTGCAATTGCAAAAAATGTTTAGAGTATAGAAAATGTTTAGAAAAACAAAAAAACAATGTGAAGTAGTAGTATGTAATAATGAATTACCCGAAGATCCTGCTCGCATTGTTATTGATGAAGAATTTGAAATGCTCGTTTGCGATGAGTGCGCTAAACTTCTAGAAGTAATTGAAGAAAAAGTACACGAGATTTTAAATAATGAACCCCTTTGATTATCTCAATACAATTAATGTAACCAAAAAAAATATGATGCGTGGTTCTGAAAACGACGAACTCGCTGAAAAAGAATACAATGCCTTTATTGTCAATAGAGGATTATCTTTATTTCAAGATACTATTGCTCTTGCCAATGAAATGAATATTCACCACGTTGCAGATAACAAACTTCAATACGAGTTTCTTATAAATATCGTAAGACCACGGAAAAGATTCTCCAAGTGGTATAAAAAAGAAGAGGATAGTGACCTTGAAGCTGTAAAAGAATATTATGGCTATAGCAATGAAAAAGCAATTCAAGCACTCACTGTACTTACCCGCGACAATATCATAACAATAAAAGAAAAATTAGAAAAGGGTGGTTGTTAATGGATAATATTATTGAATCATTGGTGGAAGTGATTCTAAGAAATGAAGATGATTTTTTGAAAGTGAGGGAAACTCTAACTCGCATTGGAATTGCTTCACCAAAAGAAAGAAAACTTTATCAGTCTTGTCACATTTTACACAAGCGTGGTAAGTATTACATCGTTCACTTTAAAGAACTGTTTGCCCTTGATGGGAAAAGCACTAACTTTTCTGAAGAAGATAAAGGTCGTCGTAATACTATCACTAAATTGTTAGCTGACTGGAATCTCATTGATGTGGTTAATCCTTCTGTAATTGAAGAACCCGTCACTCCAATGAATCAGATTAAAATTATTGCTCACAAAGATAAAGACGATTGGGAATTGGTTACTAAATATAATATTGGTAAGAAAAAATAGCGGTTGACATTTTTGTAAATCATGATAGAATAGATCTATCGAGTTGAGGTAAGCTTATGGCTACTCTACGTTATAATAGACTTTCTAAAGCACAAAAAAATCTTGCCTTTGATGCAATTAATTTTTGTATACAAAAGTTTATGCCTCGTTTAAATAACAAATTGTTTATACGAGTTATAGGAAAAGAAAATCTTCTTGAGAAAGAAGGTGTGTATGGTGACTGTGATTATGAAGAACCAATTCGTTACAATCCTCGCGACTTTAAAATACGTATAGATAATCAAATCGACGCTGAAACTTTTGTCAGTACGATAATGCATGAAATGGTTCACCTTAAACAGTATGCTAAAGGTGAAATGAAGCAAATCATGACAACGCGTCGTTTAACATATCGTTGGAATGGTGATAGAATAGATGTTCAAGATTTAGATTACTATGATATGCCGTGGGAAGTAGAAGCTCACGGCAGAGAAGCAGGTTTAGTACATCAGTTTCTCAAAGAAAATCCGTATTGGAATAAATTTATGATGGGAGCAGCGCATGACGAGACAATATATCTTGGTAGAAAAATGCCAAGACAAATTGAAATGGTATTCTAATTATATCGGCGAAAAGTTTATATTGTTAGATGATCCTGATTATGATGGGACTGAGTGGAAAACACTACAACCAGACGGATACATAAATTTTATTTCTACTCGTGATGGAAAGATTGTGAATAAAGATGAGTAAGATTGGTTTTACATGCAGCACATTTGATTTACTTCATGCTGGCCATATTGCTATGTTAAGAGAAGCAAAGACTAAATGCGACTATCTCATCTGTGGTCTTCAAGTAGATCCAAGTCTGGATCGCAAAGAAAAAAATTCTCCGGTTCAGAGTTTAGTTGAAAGATATACTCAACTTAACGCTGTGCAATATGTCGATGAAATTATTCCATACCAAACAGAGTCTGATTTGGAAGATATCCTTGCCATGTATAATATTAACTTACGTATTCTCGGCGTAGAATATAGAGATAAAGATTTTACTGGTAAAGATATTTGTAGAAAACGTGATATTGAATTGTTTTTTAATCAAAGAGATCACAGGTTTTCTAGTTCAGATTTAAGAAATCGTGTTTATCAAGCACAAAATATATAATGCCTCGGTGGTGAAATTGGTAGACACAAGAGACTTAAAATCTCTCGGAGGAAACTCCGTGCCGGTTCGAGTCCGGCTCGAGGCACCAATATTCCGTCTTAGCTCAGTTGGTAGAGCAGCTGACTGTTAATCAGCGGGTCGCTGGTTCGAGCCCAGCAGACGGAGCCATTTTTATAAATAGGATTGATTATGAAAAAGAGAAACTACTCAGCTGAGACTGTAAGGTCTCTACAGGGTTCGATAAAGATTGAACATACGCTTGCAAAGTTGGGGGCAAGCAAGCTGCGTAAACTCTTTGAAGAACATGAATACATAAATACATTTGGCGCATATAATGGTCAACAGGCTATTCAACACGTTAAAGCAGGTTTGCATGCAATTTATTTGTCAGGCTGGCAGGTCGCTGCCTCTCAGAACTCAGCTGGCGAAGTCTATCCTGATCAAAGCCTTTACCCTGTTAATAGTGTTCCTGACGTCGTTCGTAATATTAATAACGCCTTTAGACGACAAGATCAAATCGAATATGCCGAGAAGGGAACCGGGTTTTCCTTCGCACCGATTATAGCAGACGCAGAAGCTGGATTTGGAGGAGTCTTAAATGCTTACGAATTGGCACGAAATCTTATTGAGGCAGGCGCAGCGGCCGTCCACTTCGAAGACCAACTCTCCTCAGCCAAAAAGTGTGGACATCTCGGAGGAAAAGTCCTCATCCCTACTGAC